ATCGTGATCTTTTAGACAATTAGCAATACCTTTTTTAGCTAATGAAGTTTTTCCAACACCAGGTGGTCCTTCAAATCCAAAACAGTAACCAGATTTTTCACCGTTAATCCATTGACCAATAATACGTTCAACTTGTCTTTTCGCTTTATCATGTCCATAAACAGCTTCATCTAATACATTATTAATGTCAGTCATCGAATCATTTATTTCATTATATTTATTGCTTAGACAATCCATATTTTCATTGAAATTAATAAGTACGTTATTACAGTTATCTATTTTATATAGATCTAATTTGTTTAAAATTTCAATAATAATATTAATATTAAATTCATCAAATAACTTTTCAATAATTTTAATAGTATTTTCTCTCATATAAGTACAATTTTTTCCTGAATGACAAGTTTTTTTTATTTGTAAATTATTACTTTTAATTATATTATTGACAAACAAAACTAAGTTAATAAGTTGTTCACGTTTTGAATTATTAATAGCATCAATAATATTAGAGTGTAATTGTTGTTTTATAAATACAAAGTATTGTTCTTTCAATATTTTATAGTACAATTTAAATTCAAGACTGTTATAATTTTCTTTATTTGGAAAAAATGTATTTGTAAATCCAAACGATTCGAGTTGTTGAATAGTTTCTTTAAAATTTTTCAAAATATCTTTCATATTAAGTAAAATTTGTTCTTCTTTGTAAATACCAAATGGAATTTTAAGAAGACCATCTAAATATTGTCTGGCTTTAGAACCAGAATCATCTGACTTAGTTTTTACTTCTTTTAATTTTAACATGGCTTTTTCTTTAATTGAATCATTAACTTTCATTAAGCAGATTTGTTGTTCGAGTGGTATTTTATTATTATCAAAATTACATAAAGTATTTGTATATGTAATAGTTTGCTTCATAGCATCTTTGAAATATTTTTTAATAGTCCAAGGCAAACTATCATAAAGAATTGTTTGTTCTTGTGTATCTATTACACCGTTATTATCATTTGATAATAAATCATATAATAAATAAGCAATATATTGAAATTCTTGTTCTTCTGACCAAATTAATAATTTGATTAACATATCTCTCTGTGAATATAATTCACTTCCAACAAAATCACTAACTAATGTAGACAGTGAAGTTTGTTTTATTAATTTAATTTGTGTATTGAAACCAGCAAATCTATGATATAATTCATTATTGCTGTATACTAAAATATCTTTTATAGTTAGATTGTTAATATAACGTTCCCATGATTGATTAAAGAAAATGTCGTCATCATGTTTTTCAGTATTGAGTGTAAATAATTTATTACTAATAAAATTAGAATTAACACATGATAAGGCAATATCATCAAATATACACGAAATAGTCATAGTATTTTTTTCTTCTGGATTTTGAATAACAAATTTTATTCCATATATTTTAGTTTGAAAAGAGTTACTGGTACGCGATAAATCAAAACATTCAAGTTGCACCGAATGTTCTATCATATTATTTTCTTCAATCAATTTATCCTTCTGTAATTTTTTCTTATCTTTCAAATTAGTAATATAATTTTCATTTTTTTTCCATTTTGTAATTTTGTAAGAAAATGGGTGTAAATATTTTTTTATAATTTCATATTTATTAGTAATATCTTTATCAAAATACTTATTAACGAATTTTTTTCCAAAGCATATGTTAATCAAATCATCGATATTATTAGTTCCATAATTTTTAAATATAGTAGATAATTCATTTATTATTTCTTGTAAAATAAGTAATATTTTTTCTTCATTTTGTTTATTATAATTAAGTAAATACTCGTCAACATTTTTGATTTTATAATTTAATCTTTCTAATAAATTAATACAGTTTGTTATATCATTAACATTGACAATATCTAATGTTTTATATCTTTGTATAGAAATAAATGTATTGACAATAATATTTTTAATATCGTTTAATTTTTCAACAAATGAATTTATATTTTCATGATTTTTATTATTTTTCGTCGTTGATAAAACCATTTTATATAAAATTTCTCTTTATTATATATATATATAAAATAAATTATCGATTTTGTATATATAAAAAGAACATTTATAACGATTTTGGTAAAATATTGCTAAAATTAAATATATATATGTATATAATTTAAATATTTACTGGCATTATATTATAATTATTTATTTATAATGGGTATTCCTAGTTATTTTTCATATATAGTCAAAAATCACAGAAATATTTTAAAAAAATATAATAATAGTTTTAAAATAAATAATATATATTTGGATTGTAATTCAATTATTTATGATTGCGTTCATAGTATAGAATACAAAAATAATAATGTAGAATTTGAGAGAAAATTACTGAAAGAAGTTTGTAATAAAATTAATAGTTATATTGAAACTATAAAACCAGATAAAAAAGTACTTATAGCATTTGATGGGGTTGCTCCAGTAGCAAAATTAGAACAACAAAGAAATAGGAGATATAAATCATGGTTTCAAAAAGAAATTATTGAAGAAATTTATAATGATAGAAAAAAATCTTGGGACACAACAGCTATTACACCAGGTACGAATTTCATGAGTAATTTAGTCTCAAATGTGGAAAAATATTTTGAAGAAACAAGTAAATTTAATGTAGATGAAATAATTATATATGCAAGTGATGTTCCAGGAGAAGGTGAGCATAAAATTTTTGATTATATTAGAAAAAATGAAAATTATCATAAAAATACAAGTACAGCAATATATGGGTTAGATGCTGATTTGATAATGCTAACATTAAATCATTTACATATAACAAATAATCTATATTTATTCAGAGAAACACCACATTTTATTAAAAATGTAGATAGTACATTAAATCCTGATGAGAATTACGTTTTAGATATTCCTGAATTTTCTAACGTTTTGGAATCAGTTATGGTAAAAAATAAAAAATCAAAAAGTATAAACAAAAAAAATTTAATTTTAGATTATGTTTTAATGTGTTTTTTCCTTGGAAATGATTTTTTACCACATTTTCCAGCATTGAATATTAGAACTAATGGAATAGATTATATGATGGAAGCTTATAGCGAAACATTAGGCACTACAAATGAATATTTGACAGATGATGATAATGTAGTTTGGAAAAATCTTAGAAAAATAATTAGTTGGTTAAGTGAAAAGGAAAAAACATATATTTTACATGAATATAAAATGCGAAAAAAATACGAGAAGAAATTTTATCCCATTGAAACACCAGAACAAGAAGAATATAAATTTATGATGATACCAACATATGAGAGAAATGTAGAAAAATATATAAATCCAAATGAAGATGGATGGGAAGAAAGATATTACAAACAATTATTCGATGTAGATATAACAGAAGAAAGAAAGAAGCAAATCTGTATTAATTATTTGGAAGGGTTAGAGTGGACAATAAATTATTACACAACAGGATGTATTGATTGGAGATGGAAATATAATTATAATTATCCACCACTTTTAACGGATTTAATTAAATATACACCTTATTTTGATACAAAATTAATACAAGAAAACGACAATAAACCAGTAAGTGATTTAGTACAACTAAGTTATGTATTACCAAGAAATAGTTTAAAATTGTTACCAGTATCAATAAAAAATAAATTATTGAAAGATTTTTCTGAAAATTATAGTTTAAATTTTAAATTTGAATGGTGTTTTTGTAAATATTTTTGGGAGAGCCACGTAATAATGCCAGAAATCGATATAAATAATTTAGAATCAATCGTTACTTCATAATATTATTTGAAATTAACTTAAAAATATTTATATTATTAATAGTAATTATCAATAATGAATCGAGTTAATGATGAAATTTCACAAGAAGGTCTAATTAGTCTACAAGAAAGTATGAATAGAAACGATGTAATACTAGTAAAATTTGGAGCAGAATGGTGTAATCCGTGCAAAAAAATCAAAGAAAAATGTTATGAAAATTTTAATAAGCTACCAAATAATGTATATATTTATGATATTGATGTAGATGAGCATTTAGATCTATATGGTAAATTGAAAACAAAAAAAATGCTAAAAGGTCTCCCTACAATTCTAGCTTATTATGGAGGTAAAAAAGAACATTGGTATATTCCAGATGATTCATTTTCAGGAAGTGATCTAAAAGATCTTGATAGTTTTTTTCACAGATGTAATCAAATGGCTCGAGGAGAACGTAGAGTTTTTTTTTGAACAAATTTTATAGATTTTTCAATAATATTTATTATAGTATATATGATTATTACATTAGTAAATTAATGATTAACAATACGATATTAAAAATAAGTAATAAATAAAAAATATATATTTCTTTGTATAAGGTAATAAATATAATATATATATGTAAAATATATATATATTACATGAATGAATTAGACTTGAATATAGATAATTATGATTTGAATGATTTATTAAATTTATTCAAAATGCCATATGATTTTGACAAAGATGATATGAAACAAGCAAAAAAAATAGTTTTAAAAACTCACCCAGATAAATCAGGATTAGACAAAGAGTATTTTCTTTTTTTTACTTCAGCATATAAAATACTTTTATCAATATACGAGTTTAGATATAAATCTAACAATAAATCAACAACTTACCATATTGAAAAAAATGAAGAAAATGAAGAACTATTAAAAAATATAAAAAATAAAAAAGATTTTAATAAATGGTTCAACGAACTATTTGAAAAAACTCAGATAAAAAAAGAAAATGATGGTTATGGTAATTGGTTAGAATCAGATGAAAATATAGATAATATAAAAGTTAGTAAAAACGAAATGAATGAGGCTTTTGAAAATAAAAAAGAATCATTGAAAAATATTATAATTCATAATGGAATTAGTGAATTAGGTAGTTCAAATAATCATTATGAAGTAACAGGTAATAATCCAGATGAATATTCATCAGATATATTTAGTAAATTTGGATATGAAGATTTGAGAAAAGCACATACAGAAAGTGTAGTACCAGTAAATAATAGTGATTATAATAATATAAAAAAATTCAGGAATTTACAAGAAATGAATGATTATAGAAATAGTCAAAGCTTGAATCCGCAATCAGTAGAACAATCTAGAACATTTTTAAAAGATAAAGAGCAAAAACAACATATAAATGATGTAGAAAGAGCATATAAATTAGCTAAACAAGATGAAAAAAATAAAGAAATGAATCAAAAATGGTGGGGTCAGTTAAAACAATTAAAAATGTAAATTGTATAAAAAATATACACTAATAATATATGGATTACTTAAAATATATAATTTTAATAAGTATTTTGATTTTAGTTAGCAAAGTATATGAAAATTTGAAACTGAAAGATCTAAATGAAAATTTTAAAGAAGATTATGATTTCGTGAATAAATATTTGTTAAATAAATCATCTTTAGCAAATAATAATAATAAACCATTCATATGGATCCACATTGATCAGGAAGTCAATTCCCGATGGTGGTCAAGTTTTTATTCAAGAAATTCAACATGTTTAAATGAACCTTATAAATTTTTAACAATAAAATCAATAATTAACAAATGTGGAGATGATTATAATATATGTTTAATAAACGATGAATCTTTTAGTAAAATAATACCAGATTGGAATATAGATTTAGAAAAAATAGGAAATCCACTTCGTGAACATATTAGAAAAATAGCATTAAGTAAAGTATTATATCATTATGGTGGAATGTTAGTTCCTTCATCCTTTATTTGTTTTGACAATTTGAAAACATTACATAATGAAAAAATGTTTGTATGTGAATTTATTAATGATAAATATACCTCAATGCAGAGTAATTTCTTTCCTAATTGTAAATTCATGGGATGTCAAAAAAAATGTAATAAAATGAAAGAATTCGGAG